AGTGTTGCCATTAGCGGTAAGAGTGATTGCACCAGCGTTGTTCGTGGCACCATTCTTGTAGACAGCAGAGTTGACACGCTTAAACTGTACAGCTCCAGTTGACGGAGTAGTGCCAGTACAATCAATCTCTTCGGTGATGACGTTGTAGCTTGCGTCCAAACCAGAGACAACTACAGAACCAGTGTCTAGGGCAGATGTAGAGACTACAGTAACCAGACGGCTAGAGTCCCAAACGGACCAAGGGTAGAGGCCACCAGCAGCCCAGACTGTCTCATCTGCACCAGAATCGACATCAGGGTTGTAGCCAGTGACATGGACAAGGGTGTAGCCACTAATCTGGCCTTGGGCGATGGAAAAGTAACTATCCCGAAGGATGTATTGTCCCCAATCAGGCATATGTTTTACTCCTAAGATTCAGGGACAACTTCTGCAACAGGTGCAGCAGCCAGACGTTCTTCATACTTCTTACGATCAAAGTCGATCTCAGCGATAGACATAAGGTCACTGACGACTTCGGGATGCTCTTGAAGTTCGATACCAGCGTTGTTAATATTACGCAGAAAGGCTGCAATCTCACGAAGGTCATGCGGAGCAACGTCACCAGCTACAAGTTTAGGCATGGTAGCCCAATCAAGGCCATTCAGTTGCCACAGACGTTCTACGAGTTGCTTGTTCAGGACATCTACAATCGTGTTGATGTAGCTTTCGAGGGAGCGGAGGAAGAGGTCCGTCTTAGTCTTTGACAGAGCGTAAGAACCACTGCCAGAACCAAGCATAAGAAACTCAGCCATAAGGCTACGAGCAATATCATGCTGGTAACGCTTAACCACAGGATCAATGTCGATGGAGCGAGAGCCATTTGCAGTAATCAGTTCCACATCCATAAGACGTTGGCTGGTAGGCTTACCGTCTGCATCTACATAAAGGTCAGAGGGAAGCAGAGCATAGCCTTGTTCGTTGTTCTTCAAGTCGCGAAGGATACGTTCAAATTGACCACGAAGTGCAGCTTGATCTACAGAGGCATCAGCACTCATATACTCCGCAGGCATACGGCCAATAGGCACGCCATGTAACTCTCGCTCAATAGCAATGGCTTCATAACTCTGTATCTTGTTGAGATATGTGTAGCTAACATACGCATTGCGGAGTACCGATCTGCCAGAGGGGTCATTGTTCAGGCTTGTAGTGCGGTAGTAAACGGACTTTTCTACGGGGATCAGAGCAGGGCGTTTGCCCCAGTTGGCTTCCTGATACATTCCGAGGATTTCACCAGTGTTCTGGTCTACTTCAAAACTCTCTACAGTCCAAGGCGCACGAATGGCAATCTTCTTGATACCAATGCGGCCATCTTCAAACTTGGAGTTTTTCTTGGGGGAACGGAAGTCACCTTCACGGCGCTTATACACTACCTCAAACCACGAGAAGCCATAGGTCAAGTACGACAGTGCCTCAGAGATGTGATCGTCAAGAGAGTGGTCCATGTCGTCTAGGACAGACTGTAGAAAGTCAGCTTCAGCTTTAGCTACAGGACTGTCATCGGCAGGCTTAACTTCGATCTTAACGTCACGGAGGGTTTGTTCTACAGCGTACATGACGGAGCCAACGATAGCGTTGTTATCTCGCATCTCACGGTACTTCTGGATGGCCCTCTTACCACGGAGTTCTTGAAGAAACTCGTCAGCCCGAATGTCACCCGTGTAGGTATTCTTGCCCGAGACACCAAGTTCAATCTTAGCCGCTGTTTCACTTAGTTTCTTCATAGGAGTACCTGTGTGTTCTACGATCTGGGTATAAGACCTTTCGCATCAGAATAGGCCAAGCGGAGTTCTGGTTTAGCGATACCCTTGAGGGCAAGTTCAGTGACTGCCCACACCATAGCATCAAGACGGTCAGGAGAACCAATAGAACCTAGTGGCTCCCACTGGACTAGCTGATCTTCCAAAGCATCTAGACCCTTTAGGTGCTTGACCTTACCACGTTCATACAAGGCAGATACTGGTTCAGCCCTAGCGAACTTACCACGAGAGGCATGTACGAGTTTGATGGGGACAGTCTCATTAACCGTATGGAGGGTGTGCTTCACCATATCACCACCTTGGTTACGTTCAGCTACAATCTTATCAGCTTCGTAATGGTGGTAGAGGTCGATAGCCTTGGTGGCCCAACCTTCTGGTGTATAACGATCAGTGGCATCTTCTAGGATGTAGCTACAACCATTCAGGTCGATACCAGCCACAATCAGGCCAGTCATATCACTCTCAGCATTGGAGGTGACAGCGGGGTCTACTGAAATAACTACACGAGCAAGTGTCTTAGCGAAGGCTACAGGATCATCTACACCCTCTACTTCACACCTAGACAGAAGGTCTCTAGTCCACAAGGCACCAGAGGCTTCATCCATGATCTCAGCGTAGATTTCTTGACGACCGAGGCGTGTGCCTTCATATTGGTCTTTGACTGCTTGTAGGTAAGTGGATGCAAGGTTAGCAGAGTTATCAAAGGTCGAACCGTATGTCACGATGGACTTAGGGTTCTTCATAATGTCACGGACAAGTTTGGTAGGTCGGGGAGTTGTAGTCACACAAACTTGTGGATGTTTACCTAGACGGAGGGTAAACTGTAGCATGTCCCATGTGTCACGGTCTTTATTCCAAGCAGCAAGTTCGTCACACCAAGCAGCCTCAAACTGAGGACCACGGAGACGCTCTGGCTCTTCAGCAGAGAAGAACTGGACGTAAGCACCATTCTCCCAAGTCAGGAGACGCTTAGTAGGAGACCACTGGGGATTACCTAATGCTTTACCACGATGATCCTTGTCACCCTTCCAGCATCTAGCTAGGAACCCAGACTCACCGTTGACCATGACACGTTCAATATCGGAGTTGGTAGCAGCAATAGCAGCAATACGCTTACTGCCGCTCTTTACCTTATGTCGTACCCATTCAACACCAGCACGGGTCTTACCAAAGCCACGACCAGCATTGATGAACCAAGTGTTCCAATCACCAGTGGGTGCGATCTGTTGGGGTCTAGCCCAGAACTCCCATGTGTAGATAAGTTCTTCGGCTTTCTCTGGGGGTAGCTGCGAGAGGAGGGCTACTACATCTTCACCCATTGCTCTAAGATCATCGGCATGTATCGGGAGGCCGTTCTTAGACATGTTTACTCGTCCTGAGATTCTGGCTTCTTCTTACCCAAGAGAGCCAACAGGTCATCAATAGCACCTGTGTCTTCTGCAATATCTTCTGGTTCGACTTCTTCGACCTTGACAGTTGGGTTCCAACCAGCACGACTACGAAGGAACAATTCAGCAGCTTTGATGTCTCCACCCCTAGCGGCAGTGATAACTACAGAACCAATCTCTTCTTGGATTGAAGCCCTAGCATCAGCAATATCATCACGATAAATCTTGTAGAAGGTTTGATAAGACTTCGGAGCATTCTTCATTGTAGCTACAGAATCAAAGATGACCCTCATGGAGACACCAGCAGCAATGCCAGCCCGAATCTTAGTGGCAATCTTAATGTCATGGGGAAGAGGAAGAGCCATCTGGTTGTTCTTTCGTTTGTAACTACAGAAGAAGAAAGAGACCCTTTAGGAAATAACCCTACATCGGTAGGTGCAACTACAAAAAGGTTGAGAGTGATTCACCTAGTTGAAAGGTTATTACCTATCAGGTCTTACTTAAGTGGGTAGTCGAAGTCGGGCTGAAGTGCAACTCCCACAAATGTGGGATTCGTAGCTCCAACGCTTGTACAACAGACAAAGAGAAAAGAGAAAACACAATCTTTGTACTGGTAAGCGGTGGTACTATAGTTCTCTACTAAAGTCTTGTACTACAGTGTCTGGTTCAGAGATTGTGTTTTCCTCTTCTCTCTGCTTGAACTGTAGTGGAATACTTTAGTTTCCCCCTACCCCCTACATATGTATATGTCTGAAATTTTCTGTTTTTGCTCACCCTTTTTGCAACTTTTTTGCATGAATCTGACAAGCTATTGGAATCTAACAAAAGAATTATTTGACCTTATGGTAAAAAGTGTACAAAAGACACACTTTAGGTTTCTTTGCCTGTGTTCTCATGGTGTATGGCAGAGCCATAAGAACAGCTTCGCTGTAGTCACAAAGCGGTAGCTTCAAAACCTTGCTTGGGTCTCTACTACATGTGGTATACCCCCTCAGTGGAAATACAAGAGGGTTGAAACTTTTGTTTTGGATTCTGTTGGGGCTACCCTAGCCGACCGAATCACCCTCGTATAATCCCAAGGGACCCACTGTTGCATAAATACCACTGTCAACCCGCTTTCGCGCAGATTTGTAGGCAAACGATAGAGAAACGCAAGATTCTGAACAAGTGTGGCACAAATGTCGCAGCATAGGTAAGCGATTGATTAGAAACAAAAGAATCTTGTTGACATTTGGAAACATGCGGCTGGATGGTGATTCGCCCCAATACGAACGATTATTCACTAATCCCTATCCGGCAACGATTCAACGCGATTGAATGTGAACGATTGTTCACTAATCCCTTGCCATGACTACACAATCAAGACTCACGCCAAGCCCTTAAATAGCGCCATAGGATAGCATGTAACGTAAGCGGGTAGTCCCTATGCTATAAACAAGAGTCCACCCGCCTAAGCCCTTCCCTTGCGCCCTAATCGCATGACCGATAACGAGTCGAGTCCAGAGTCCAAGAGTCGCCTTGCTGATAGACTTGGAACCGATACCCATAGCCATACAAGAGTCCACTAAGGCGAGTCCCTTCCGCTTGTGCTTCCGCTTCTGTGTTGAATGTTTCCAATTCTCTAATCATGCGACGACTCCTTGCGTATCGACTACGAATCCCGATGTATCCGCTTTAGCTTGTCCCTTGGCATACAATGCGACAACGACTCCCTTTGGATCAAGGAATCTTAAATCGTCTCTATCGCCGTTGATTGTCGGGAGTCCTAAGTATTGCGAAGGGATGGACTCCTTATCACGGAAGACCACGGCGATATTAAGTCCCTTTTCAACGGCGATTGCGTGTTGTTTTGCATAAGACTCGCTTGCGCCGCTATAGGACCACGTTAGGGAATAGTTATCGGGAATATTCCGCCGATTTGCCAGTTTAGTATAATCATACCACTGCACTTCTGGAAAAGCGGCAAAGATATTAGGAAAGCGGATTCCATTGCGATAGACCGGGATCAATTCAAATCTAATATCGCTTGTGCCGTTAGGGCGGATGCAAGGAGTCACCGCTTTCTTGCTGCACCACTTCACAAAAGATTCCGTATCTTTGACCAATTGGGTCATAAACGACTCCCGATCCCGAATGAACCAAAGAGTCTTGCGGAGTCTTCCCTTTTGCACCGAGTCCATTTGACCACGGCCTGCGCTATTCAAACAAGGGCCAAAGCATTGGGCGGATTCGGCATTAGCGCAAAGATTAACGCCAAGAGTCTTAAACGGCTTTAGATACATAATCGCCGTCACAAATTCGTCGCCGTTACCTTTTGTAGTTTTGGCGTCACCACCAGCGGCGATTAGATTCCCTTTCCAAAGTGCTTGCATGATTAGGACTCCTTTATTTTGAAGCGTCTAAGATTGATCGAACGGGGGATTCCCATATCGTCTAAGATATTGGCTTTTACATCGGGATAAAACCAATCCCACCGTTCTTGGATGCAATCCTCTAGCAGGGTATATTCTTTCCCTTCTGTGAAGTCTGCCCATTGAGGCTTGTCGCGTAGGATTAGAATAGTCCCGGCTTTTGGCAATGGTTCACGCATGACTCGACTCCTTATTCGGTTCTAAGATTGATAACGATTAGCGGCGCTTTATCCGGCCATGTTTCGGCCCATTGCTTTTGCAGCCTTTCCGCTTGTTCCCTTGTGAATGTTTCCGACGTTATGCGGCGCAAGGAATATTCCGACGTTTCTTGCACCAAAGCCCATTGTTTCAGATAGATTCCCATTATTCTTCCCCTTGTGCGAAGTGATAGCCGAAATTACCGAAAAAGACGTTATAACCGCCGTTATCCGATTCATATACTTCAACCGCCATTGCCAAGTGACAAGCGGCGATAACCCAAAGCGCGATTTTCATTCTGTTTCCCCTTCTGCCCATACTTCAAAGAAGGCTTTTCCGACAAGATTCCCGTTTAGATCAACAAGGTGGAATCGGCCTTCTTTTCCCGACTCAAGGCTTTCCGCCAAGGCGCGCAAGATTCTTGCGGTTTCCATTGCGGCGCTACCTTCAAAGGCGGCATTGCTAGACTCAAGATTAAGGCTAAGATTGACAGTCATTTTCGGTTTTCCTTTCCCTGTGTTTCAGTAGCAGTCTTTTGCGAAAATCACAACAAGGGCGATTCCCCAAATCGAAAGCATAAGCAATGCGGCGTCCATTTTTCTGCATCCTGTTTTTGTGTTCCGTTGAGACTGTTTTGCCAGTATCGAATCCGATTCGCAATAGGGAAAATGCAGAAAACGAAAATTTCTGTAGTCACAAAAAGCCCCTTGACTCACGCAAGCGAATCGGCCATTGTGTCTATATCGAAACGCAAAACAGGAAACAAAAATGCCCCTGAGCCGTCACCTTGAAAATATCAAAACTTACCTTGCACAGGGGAATCGGTATTGTGCCGAAAAGATTGCGGAAAGCCTGATGCGGCAATATTCGCGCAAGTCAGACAAGGCAAAAATACAAGCTGCCTTGAACGGGTAAGAAAAACAAAAAATAGGGCTTGCGA